GCCAGGCGACGAGCCTTGGCGTTGTTGCGCGAAGAGCAAGACCACGGGTGGGCGTTGTAAGCAGCACACGGTAGCTGGCCGGCGTGTGTGCCATTACCACGGAGGTCGGGGGGGGAGGCCGATTATCCACGGTAGGTACTCGAAGGCGTTGGGGCGATTCCGTGAGGCTTACAACGAGGCTCGAGATGATCCGTCCTTGATGGACTTGCGCGAGACGATGGCGCTCTTGGATGTTGTGGTTCAGAAGGCAGCGGAGAGGGCGGGTCAGAACGATGCGCCTGAGTTCAGGAAGCGAGCTCTGGAAATCTTCGGGGAGTTGTCGTGGGCCGAGGATGATCTGGAACGCGAAGCCATCTTGGAGCGGCTGGGTGAGTTGCTGAAGGTCGGGGTTGAGGAGGACAAGGCGTTGAGGGCTCTAGCGGAGAACACGGAGAGGTTGGCGAAGCGTCAGGAGAGGGCGTGGGACATCAAGTTGTCGGCAGCCCACGCCATAAATGCTCGGGATATGGTGACGGTCTTGATGAGGTTCGCTGATATCGTGTTGGAGGAGGCACCCAAGGATGCAGCAGGACGAATCATCAACCGGATTGACAGCGAGATCCTGGGCACAGGTCAGACAGCAAATAGACTCGCGGCTGGGCAATAAGAAGCCTTCCCCTTTTCCGCAGTATGTGAACGACCCGGCTGGGTTCTCGCGGGAGGTGTTGGGCTGGGAGCCTTGGGACAAGCAAGCGGCCATTGGGAAGGCGTTGGTCGAGGAGCAGCGAGTCACGGCTGTGAGTTGCAACGGTGCTGGCAAGACGAGTTGGGCTGCTCGGTTGTTGCTGTGGTTCTTGTACACGCGGAGGGATGCGATTGTGGTCACGACTGCTCCGACCTGGCATCAGGTGGGCCTGTTGTGGAGGGAGGTGCGGGCGGCGTTTAGTGCGTCGAACTTCCACTTGAAGGGGGAGCTCATGCAGACGAGGTTGGACATTGAGCCCCAGCACTTTGCGATGGGGTTATCGACGGACCGTGAGGAGCGGTTCCAGGGCTTCCACGCGAAGGGGATGGTGCCGGGTGGTGATGGCGGGTTGTTGGTGATCGTGGACGAGGCGAGTGGTGTGGCTGACCACATCTTCGACGCCATGCGTGGGTATCTGACGAGCGAAAACTGCTATGCGTTGTTGATCGGTAACGGCAACCGTGCTGAAGGAGCGTTCTACGAGTCACACCAGCGTGGGAACTGGAGCCGGTTCTCGATTGCCGCGCAGGATGTACCGGAGCGCATCCTGAGTCGGGACTGGATCAAGGAGCAGGGCGAGTATTGGGGCGAGGACTCACCGCAGTATTTTGTGAGGGTCTTGGGTAAGTTCCCGCCGAAGGGTGGTGACTACCAGTTGATCCCTCAATGGTTGATTGAGGGGGCTCTGGAGGAGGCCCCTACGGAGAACGAGGGTAGGCACTTGGGTGTGGACATCGCTCGCAGCGGATCGGACTCGAGCGTAGCTGTCATCACGATTGACGGCGTGTTGAAGCACACGGACAGGTGGGACTCAGAGGACTTGATGGAGACGGCGAAGCGGACATTGAGGTTGGCTGCTCAATGGAATGTGCCGGGTGAGAACATCCATGTGGACATGGACGGGTTGGGGGCGGGTGTGGTGGACCGGATCCGTGAGGCTGGGAGCGACTGCGACCCCGTGGACTTTGGTGGGTTGCCTCTTGGGGACTGGGACTGGCTGGTGGGAACGGAGGTCAAGATCCTGAACCGTAGAGCAGAGTTGCATTGGGTCGGGCGAATGGCGCTCTTGAACCACCATGCTCAGATCCCTTCTGAGTACAAGCCGACCGTGTGGCGACAGTTGGCTTGGACGAACTACGAGTACAACGAGAAGGGGCTCTTGAAGATGGAGTCGAAGAAGGGGATCCGTGCGCGGTTTGGTGCGAGTCCTGACTTTGCTGATGCGTGGTTCTTGACGCTTTCGAGAGCGAGACAGAGGCCGCGCCTCTTCATCGTATGAGTGGTCAGCGTCTTTGGGAGTCTGAGATCCCTGAGAGGTTGTATCCTGCGTACAGCTACACCGCGTACTTGAGGGAAGTCACCGACATGGGGAAGCTGGTGGTGGATGTGGACCTAGGGTTTGGGATGACGATGCGTGGACAATCGTTCGAGCTCAACGGCGTGACCTACACGCCTTCGCGGGCTACGGATCCCAAACGCAGGAATCTCGCTCGGAGGATTAGGACTGCGTTGTTGAGTAGTTCGGGCCGATTACTACTCTTGGTGCATCGCCGCTCTGTGGTTGAGTACGGAGTCCAAGCGGGCTATGCGGTTGATGCGTTCTTCTCCGATTCCGGCGCTCCCGGCGCTGGCCCCATCTATCTCAATGCCCTGGTCGCCAATGGCGACACGATCCCCGTCGAGGAATAGGAATGGCCCTTGGTTCTGCGTGTCCATACTGCAATTCAGCGAAGCACAAGGTTCTTGAAGTTCGCAGCGACAAGCTGCGTGGAATGACGAAGCGGCGGCGGGAGTGTCTTGATTGCGGGAGCCGGTGGAAGACCTACGAGGTGGAGGCCGATCGGCTGGACTTGCTCGAGGACGCGGCGAAGCTGAGACCCAACATCTAGTCCCGATGTGTGCCCTCCACACTAGATGTGGTGTGCCCCCCGCTTTTGTGGTGGAGTTCTTCGCAAGGATAGCGGATTAGTAGGGTGCTTTGGCGGTACAGCGGCCACCCGGTTCCTCTGGCCCCCAACATGGGGCCAGCGTAGATCGCTCCTATGAGCGTAGAGGGAGGGGTGTAGGTCATCGGCTTGAGCAGTCTCCTGGCAGGGAGGACATCGTCGTTCCCTACGGTCGAAAGGCCGGGGGCGTTGGTGGGCTGACCAAGGGGGCCTACATCACGGACGGTGGTGGCGGGTCATCCATGTATCGGTGGGTCGCGCAGCTTGGAGGGGAGCCCGACCTCACGAAGCCGTATGCCCAGCACCCCTGGATCTACTCCTGCGTAGCTGCCATTGGGCGCACGGCCTCGAGCGTCCCTGTCCGCTTCCAGCGCAAACTGAGCGATGGGGAGTATGAGACCGTCGAAGGCTCAGAACTCGGCAACCTGTTCAACCTCCCCAACCCGTTGCAATCGAGGCGCAAGTTCTTCAGGGCCGTGGCGACAGCGCAGATGCTCTACGGCGAGACCTTCCTGCTCCTCTTGAAGAAGGATAAGGGCGGGATGATGGTCCCGGTGGACTCGGTGGGTGGAGCAGAGGGCATGATGGCTCCGATCGAGGAGCCGGAAGAGATTTGGCCTGTGCGTGGAGACCTCGTTGACGCGCTCTTGGACCCCGACACGAAGTTGCCCGCGATGTGGCGTCTCCACACGGCGACAGGCCATGTGGACTACCCCGCTCATGCGGTGGTGCAGATCGCGGAGGTGAACCCGTACAACCCCCTGCGTGGCATGGGGCCGATGCAAGCGGCTTACCGTACTGCTGCCAAGGACTTCGTCATCGACCGATACGACGAGGCTCTCTTGCAGAACGGGGGCTCCCCAGGAGGCGTTCTAAGCGTAGATGGCCCCCTGACGGACGCTGACCAAAGGGCCATCCGAAAGGCGTGGGAGGAGGCACACGGACGGCCTGAGAGCAACAGGAAGACGGCGGTGCTACCCAAGGGCACGAAGTACGAGGAGATCGGTCTCTCCCCGGCTGAGATGGAGCATGAGAAGCTGCGGAAGTGGGACCGCGACACCCTGCTCTCGATCTTCGGCGTCCCGCCCGTGGTGCTTGGCCTGGAGTCGATGAACTACGCGACATCGAGGGAGCAGCACCGGATCTTCTGGGAGAACACGATCACCCCGTACCTGGACTTCGTGGCAGACGAGCTCCAGTACAAGTTCGTCAACCGCATCGACAGCAGGGAGTCGGAACTCAAGATCGACTTCGACATCTCTGGCGTAGCCGCCTTGCGCGAGGATGTGGACGCCAAGGTGGATCGGACGGTCAAGCTGTACCAAGATGGGCACCGCACCTTCATCGAGGCTGCCCGTCTCTCTGGTTGGGATCTCGATGAGAACGAGTTGTCGGTCTCGGATGAGCGGTGGATTCCATCGTCACTCGTTCCTGCTGGCGTTGCGGGATTCCCTTCTCCCGATGCCACCGTCGAGACTCCCGCCGAGGAGGTTGAGGACAAAGAACAGTCCCCTGGGACTCTTCGTGATGTGGGCGAAGTATCTGGGTCTGACCTGGAGCCGGTTCCCGGCGCGGAGGCTTCTAGTCCTTGGCCTCCTCACCTTATTACGGAGCCGATGCGGTACGAATACTGGAAGCTGTACACGCTCGATGAGGATGAGACCATCGAGAAGCTCGCCAAAAAGACCACTCGGGTGTACCGCGACGCCCTTCTCTGGACGAGGCGGCGGCTTCGTGAGATCGCGGCTGGTGGCGACTGGACGCCTAACGATCGTCGCAGCGCGAAGGATGCGGAAGATGCTTTTCCGCAGATTTGGACGCTGGCAGAGGTTGAGCGCCTGTTGGGTCTCGACATCTACCAATGGGGTAAAGAACTCTCAATGGCTCTTGTGCCCAGCCTTGCGGAGATGATGGTGCAGAGCGCGGAGGGAATCGCCGGGGAGATCGGCGTTACTCAACTCCTGGTGGGAGTAGAGGATCCCTTCATCGCGGCGTTTTACCGCGAGTACCCCATATACCTAGCGGAAGGGCCTACCTCGACGCTTGCTAGGGATGTCTACAAGACGATCCTCAAAACGGTGGCCGAGGCCGAAGTAGGGAGCGTGGCGAGTTTGTCGGAGGCGATCTTCCACACGCTCAAGGATCAGGAGATCGGCGTTACGCATCTCCTGAACAAACTTCAGGCTCGATCAGATCGAATCGCCCGAACCGAGACCGCCAAGGCCCACAACGGAGCTCGGGTGGAGGAAATGAAGCTGAATGGCGTTCGGGAACACGCCTGGATGAGCAGCCGAGACGGAAATGTACGAGACTCGCATCAGATCGACGGTCAAACCGTGATCGTTGGGGAAAGATTCTCGAATGGGGTGACTTACCCCGGAGAGGGGGGAACCGCTCCCGCGCAAGAGGTAGTGAACTGCCGTTGCACGACCGTCCCTGTTATGAAGCGCCCAGTAGCGCCTCCGAATAACCCATGAAATACGCCGAAAAACTCGTCAACCTCGTCGCTTGCGGACAGGCTTCGACGCACCAGATGGACGAACTAGGCGAAAGCGTAGTTGCCAACATCAAAAGTAACCCGCAGACCCTTCAGGTTCGGTCGCGGGGTTCGGACATCATCACCAAGAACGACGATAAGCGGCAGATCAGCTATCTCGTCAGCGACGAGACTCCTGATCGTGTTGGCGACATCATCAAGGTGAAGGGGTGGGATCTTGTGCAGTACCGCAAGAACCCCGTCATCCTCTGGGCTCACGATGGGTCATCGGTCCCTCCGATCGGGCGCTCCACCAACATTCGCCGCCGCTACACGCCGGATGCTCGTCTGACAGCAGATGTGGAGTTCGCGCCGAAGGAGGCGTATGAGTTCGCGGACACCATCTACCAGTTGGCCTCTCGCGGGTTCATCAAGGCAACGAGCGTGGGCTTCATGCCCTTGGAGACGATGGACCTCGACAAGAAGGCTCGAGAGGAGATGGGCCTGGGCCGCTACGGCCAAGTGTTCACCAGGGCCGAACTCATGGAGATCAGCATTGTGTCGGTTCCGGCGAACCCGTCTGCCTTGGAACTGGGCATGAAGCAACTCATTAGGGAGGGGAAGTTTGACAAGGGCTTGGCTGCCAAGTTCTTCGATGCCTACCCGAAGGATCAGGAGGCTGTGGAGCAGAAGATACGCGCAGCGTGTCGCTCCTTCGTGGACATGGGCGCGGCGTGGGATCTCCACGGCAAGGCCATTGAACCTGACACCTACAACGGACAAGACCCCTTGGAACTAGCTATGCCTGAAGCCCTTGAGCCTGAACTTGAAGAGAAGTCTCCTACCTGCCGCCAAGAGGGCGAGAGCGTCAAAGAGTGCGTCTCCCGCAAGACTGCCGAGATGATCGGGGAGGGCATGGAAGAGGACCAGGCGACCGCTGCTGCCTACTCCATGTGTGACACCGCTTGCTCGGAGAAGGAAGAGGTGGCTCCCGTCAAGAAGGATGTGGAGAAGCTGGAAGAGGCGTATGACCTCCTTGTGGGCGCAGCCGAACTAGTGAAGTCGGCTATTGACGAGTACAGCGGCAACCCGGATGACGGGGACTACGACGATGGGGGGCCGCTGGAGATGGCCGCTTCGCGTGGCGAAATCAAACAAGCAGAGACCCTTGCGATGGCTCTGCTCATCGAGCAACAGGCAGAGCAGACGAAGGCAACCCGCCAACTCGTTGACTCTCTGACTGACCTGACGAAGTCGATCCACGGGGATCTCCACAATGGCCCTAGTCGCGGTGGTTCGGTTCACGAACCAGAGGCCGCGCAGCCCGATGTTGTGGAGAACGATGAGGACGAGCTCGCCAGGATTCTTGAAAGCACGACATTCCGGGGCTTCGCGGAGCGTGTACGGCGGGACATTTCCAACAACAACAACACCCTGAAAAGGAACTCCAATGTCTGAGTACAAGAACCTCGAAACTCTGTTCGAGAAGAATCTTGACGCTCTCGGTAAGCAGCTTGAGGGCACTCTTGAAGAGTGGCGCTCTGCTGAAGTCGAGAAGCGAACGGAAATCGAGGAGCATATTCGCTCCATCGAAGGAACCATCGAAGAGATGAAGTCAAATCTGGAAGAGGAGCGTAGAGCTCACCTTCCGGGTGTCGAAGTCTCCAAGGAAGGTGAGCGTGAGGCTTTCTCGCTTGCCCGTGCTTGCCGCGCCATCGGTGCCCGTGACTTCTCCAACGCTCCCTACGAGAACGAAGTCTTCCAGAACATGAGCCAGAAGGCCATGTCGCAAGGCATCGACAGCGCAGGAGGGTACATAGTGCCCGAAGAGGCGATCTCTCGGGTGATTGAGCGTCTGAAGGCCGAGGTCATCGCCTACAAGCTGGGCGCTGTGGACATGGCTGCATCGGGTTCCCCGATCAGCGTTCCGCGTCTCTCGGCTTCTGCGACCGCTTACTGGGTGAGCGAGAACTCGACCATCACGGCGAGTGATCTCACTTTCCAGCAAGTTAGCATGACCCCGAAGACAGCGGCTTGCCGTGTTGTCCTCTCTAACCTCCTCCTCGAGACTTCGATGCCTACGGCTGACTCGGTCATCGAGCAGGACATCGCAACCCAACTTGGCGTTGCCCTTGACACGGGGATCCTCGATGGATCCGGGTCAAGCGGCGAGCCCCTGGGCGTGATGAACGAGACGGGCGTTGGGCAGATCGCAAGTGTGACTGCTTCTGGCGACAAGATCAACGGCCTCGACAAACTCACGGACTTTATTGACAGCCTCTCTGGCTTCAACGCTCTGAAGGGTAGCCTGGGATGGGCTATCCACCCCTCCATCTTGTCCTACATCCGTGCGATGACGATGGACTATACGAGTACAACCACGGTTCCCCTCAACAACCAGATCGTTGCGGAAGGTCCGGCCTACTCAATCCTTGGGTATCCGTACTACACCTCGACCTCGATGGGGACGCCCAACGGAACTACCGGAACGAAGTCCATCTGCTTTGGCAACTGGAACGACCTCATGGTTGCTCGTTGGGGCGGCCTCCGTCTCGCAGCCAGTACGGACGGCGACAACGCCTTCTCGCTGGATCAAACTCACATCCGTGCGACCGTTCGGGCTGATGTGGCTGTTCGCCACGCCGCGTCGTTCGCCATCTCGTCCGACTAATTCCGCAAGGAAGGAAAAAATACAATGCCTTATATTGATCTCGCAACCAACGCTTCGGTTGCTCAAGCATTCAAACCCGCTTTGGTCGCTGCTGACACAACGGCCAACGCAGAGATGGACACAAGGGGGTATAGCTACGCCCTTGTGATCGTCAATTCCGGTGTGTGGGCTGGGGACGGTCAACTCGATATTTATGTCTGCGCGTCAGACACAACGAGTTTCACCCCAGCTACCGCCAACCGGATCTCTGGAGCTCAGTTCACTCAGATCGACGCAACCGTAGCCACCAGCATGAACGCTGTGGAGTACGGTGGCATCGAACTCAACGGTTGCGGTCGCTACCTCAACCTCGAGTTGGACTACACGGGTACTGGGGGCACCTCCCACGATGGAGATGTTGGCGTGACCGTCATCCTCATTCCTGAAGACACGGGATCGGTGCCTACCAGCACTCAGACCTTCCGTACCACCCTGAAATTCGATGTTCAGCCGTAGGGCTGACAGGAGCTAACTCATGGTGAATTACAAAGTTGTCAAGGCTGGTTCAGTTCTCCTTTACCCCGATGGATCCTCCCGTGGTGGCCCCGGCTACTGCGTGGACCTTGATGGGGCGCACGAAAGCTATGCGTGTGATGGACAGTTGGACAAGCTGGAGGACACAGAGAACTTTGTGTGCCCTGACTCCTCTGACTTCGTGAAGATGGTGGCTCTGGTCATTCCGCCCACCCATGTTCTTGACGATCCAGAGCCTCCGGCCAAGAAGAAGAAGACGAAGAAGAAGACCTCCAAAAAGAAGTCTTCTAAGTAGTGTGGAAAACGGAGTAGACAGCAGATGCCCCTCATTGACTTTGCAACCGCAGTCAAGCCTGAGGTGCTTTACAAACCTGCTGGCTACGCCATCGCACAGTACGACCCCGACTCGTCGCTTACCTACGGGTTCGACAGTCGGGGTTCGTATGCTGCGGTCATCGTGGTCAACTGTGGCGCACTTGTCGGCACGGCTACTCTCACCCTCACCCTTCAGGAGAGTGTTGACGCTACTACCTGGACACCTATTACC